CATCACCACCTCCACCATTTTGAAAATATAAACTATTTTCTATCCAAGTGTTTCCATTGACAAATAGTTTATATCCAGCATCCGTAGTAGTACCAATAAGTACATTACCACTACCAAAAATGGTCATTGCAGTAACTGGAGTAGCAGCAGTTTTCATTCTAAACTGCATTATTGCACCACTACTATTATAGCGGCTGTCAAAACTTGTAACAGTAGAACCTGAATCAAGGTATGTAATATCCATACCTTCATTAATAGCAGATGCACTATAATTAATTCTTATACCTCCTGTAACTCCACTACCTACTGAAAGTTCAAGTTTTTGATTAGGATTTGTATTTCCTATGCCTACATTACCAGTAGATGCAACTATAAAATGAGGAGTAAACGAAGAATTGAATACTTTAAACCCACTATCGTCTGCACCAATATACATATAACCTGCACTTGTAGAGGTCCTTTCTAATTTTAATTGAGCAGAACCACTTTGTACAGCTATTGTACTATAATCCAAACCTGATGCTGAAATTCTTCCTGCAACATTTATAAGACCACTACTTTCAGATATAATACTATTACCAATAGCAGTAGACCCAGTAAATTTAGGCAAGTAATTAGTTGTACCACTTCCGCTTAATACAGAAGTTATAGCCGTGCCACTGTCAGATAAGATGTTGTTTGTTATTAATGCTATATTAGCCATACTATATAATTGATCTTTTTTATACCATTGTTAGATTTTCTTCATACTTCCATTTATAACCATATGCTGATTTTATTTTGTTATTACAGCAATTTATAATGTTACCTTTTTGTTTATTCAACTGCCGGCCTGCTTCAGATGCACTATGAAATTTTTTTATAAAATCTCCACTTTTACTAAACATCAATACTTCTTTATTTTTTGGGTTCTTATCACTGCTTAATACTTCTGATAAATGCTTTTTTCTTTCTTCAGACATTTTTTTACCAGCTAACCAATGACCGCCATTTTCTTTTGCTTTTTGTGCAGCAAGTTTAGATTTTATAGATATTTTCTTTTTAGTTTCATCTGAAGTTTTAAAGTTATTTTCACCACCTATTTTTATATTATAACCATAATTATCATCAATAGCTTTATACAGTTGTATATATTCAAGTTCTTTATTATCTAATTCTTCTATATTACAGCTACATATTTCTCCAAATATAAAATTATGAAAACCATATTTATTTAAAGCTCTTGCTATTTTAGTATTTTTACCTCTTTTTGCATCAGCAATATGACCTTTTCTCCTTTTAAGTAAGGAGTTTACAGTTTGCCCAATGTAAACTTTATTATTGATCATATTTTTAATCATGTATATTCTCATACTAGGTCATTGTTAGAGCCTTCCAGCCACTGCTTGTGTAAACATATAAACCTTCTACACCATCTGTTTGATATACAACTAGACCAACAGCTGGTGCTGATATTGCACCTCTTTGTGTAGCTGTCATACGTGGAGGTAAAAAACCTTTAGTGGTACTATCTGCTTGTAATATTGCCGACTCTAAAGGAGTGTCTGATAAGTTTAAATTCCATCCACCTCTAATGTTTACACCTCTATATCCTGCATAGTTTGAAACTAAACCATACGTAGAATTACCTATTGCAACACCTAATGTAGTAGCAATTGTTGTTTGAGAACCTAATAATCTAACTGCAAAACTATCATTATTAATATAAATATGATCTGTACCATTTTTTTGTAATTGTATTACCCCAGATGTAGCATTTATAACTGTACCTCCAGCAGATACTGTTAAACTATTAGATACAGTTAAACTTGATTGTACCCTTGCAGTACCTGTTACATCCAACATATATCCAGCATCAGTTGTTGTACCAATAGCAACATTACCAGTTGAGAATATTGTCATTCTAATTGATTGTGCTTGTATGTTTGTTGCACTTGATCTAAAACTTATACCACTATAACCAGATATGTTAGTTACATTACTATTAAACCATAAACCTGCTGAATCACTTGCTGCTCCATTATATAACTTATGTGCTCCAAGATTAATATGTCCTCCAAGAGATAACATATCAGTTCCAGATGGTGCAATACCTATACCAACTTTACCTGATATAGATCCAAAATACACATCACCTGTAACAGTCTCAATAGCTCTATGAGTTACTCCTGTTACAGATGTTAACACTGGATTATAATATATACCTCTAACAACACCTGCATAAGTTCCAGAAGTATTTATAGTATTATCAATATTAATTACATTTAATGTTGCATTACCAGATGAAGGTGTCCAAGCAGAATAGTTTGTTCCAGCAGCAGGTAAAACTCCTACAACATTTAATGTTCCTGATGTTGGATTGTGTCCTCCTGCTGCAAAATCAGAAGAACTACCTAACCAAACCATAGTTCCTGTACTTGTACCTGCTACAGTACCATAAAGTTTTAATTGACCATCTGAAGTTCCAAATCTACCATTTGCCCCAGACATTATTAATCTTCCACCACTAGGATGAGCAGTTAATCTAATTACACCTAATCTTAATACAGGGTTATTTGCTGTATTAGAACCTAATCCAATGCTATTACTTGCTCCCCAATTTACAGTTAATATATCTTCATTGTCAGTTCCTAATACATATAATCTATTACCTGCAACACTTCCTCCAATTCTTGCTGTACCATTAACATCTAGTTTGTATCCGGCATCTGTAGTTGTTCCTATAAGTACATTACCGTTTCTTCGAATTACTAATCTTGCATCATTTGTTCCATGAGCCCAAAATCCAAAATTACCATCTCCAATTGCAGAGCCAGGACCTCCTGCATAAATAGCCCATCCATAAGATCCATTTGTAACAACACTTGCTGATGGTTTTAATGATAATGATGCACCTACTGTATTTGAATTTTCAAATATAACTCCACCACCAGATACATTATCCCATTCTGTACCAACAACATAAAGTTTTCTATTTGGACTTGTAGTGCCTACACCAATGTTTGTTCCATCATCATATATAACACTACTTCCTACTGCACTTGAACTAGTCCATTTTGTAACATAGTTGGTTGTACCAGTTCCTGTTACAGGATTAGTTAATACAGATTGGTATTGAGGAATATTCAATGTAGCTCCCACTAATGTAGCGGCTCCACTTGTACCAGTTGTAGTTAATGTTAAAGCATTTTGTTTAGCATTCCATGTAGATGCTGAACTAATATATGTATCTGTTATTGCTGTACCATTCCAAACACCTGTTGTAATTGTACCTAATGCTGTAATAGTATTACTATTATTACTGTGATAAATTGTATATCCACCATATGTTAAAGCACCAGTTCCTGATCTACCTAAAGCTGTAAAATTACTATTACCAAATATAATGTAACCATTAGCAGCATTTTGCTGACCCATCACCATAAGTGTATCAGCTGTATTTACATCACCTATCCATGCATCATCACCCACTTTAAAGTTGGTACCATTACCATTATTTGTTGCAAATACTTGGTCAAATGAAGGTGTAGCAGATGTTGCTACAGATTGACCAATAGATACTGTTACATTACCTGTAGTAGAACTTACTGAAACCCCAGTTCCCGCATTAACTGATGTTACGGCACCAGATGGAGCAGTAACTGTTAATATATTACCAGAAGAGTCAAATGCTAAATAACCAACAACAGTACCTGAAAATGAACTTGTAGTAGTATATGCAGGAAGTATTAACTGTCTATTAGACATAGCAACAGCTAATGCTACACCAGTAGAACCAGTATCTGTACCATATAAAATCCTAAACTGATCTGTATAGTTATCTAGGTGAGTAGCATATGTTTGAGATGTACCTTTTTGTAATGTTAACTGACCACCTTCTGTTGTACTTTTAGCACCTAAATAAAGGTTAGCCTCAGTACTTAAAGTAGTTGTTCCAATACCTACAACACCAGAAGTTGTACCAAACAATACGTCACCTGCAACAGTTTCTATAGCCCTATGAGTTACACCTGTGGTAGATGTCAATGTAGGGTTATAGTAAAAACCTCTAACTACACCACTATAAGTACTACTTGTATTAATTGAAGGTAAAATACTAAATAAATTATAAGTAGCATTTCCAGATGAAGGAGACCATATTTCATTTCCACTATTGCCTATTACAACTGTACTTTGTGTTCCACTTGTTGCAGTATAAACTCCTTGGTCAATAGTATTAGATGCTAATCTTACACTTGTACCTAAACTAGAACCTCCAAAAGCACCATTTACAAAAAAAGTACTTGGAGTAGCTAATCTACTTGTATTAATAAAAAGAGCATTAGACCTTAGTGATATAGCAGAAGTCCCATTTCTATGTATTTCTACTATACCTACACCTGCTGCACTTCCATTTCCTATTACAATTTCTGCATATGTTCCATTGCTATGAGTAAATATAGCACCTCTTTCAACAGTTCCATATTGTACTCTTTGAGTACCATTTACATCTAACTTATACCCAGCATCTGTAGTGGTCCCAATTGCTGTATTACCATTTGCAAATATTCTTAATTTTTCTGTATTATTTGTATAAAATTTTAATGCATAATTTTGAATATTACCAAATTCCACATCTCCTGTTCCTCCATCATATCTCCAAAAAGAAGAGTCAGCACCATAAAATATTTTAAAACCCATTGTACCAGAAGAAGAAATTCTTTTATGTACAAAATAGTTTAATTCACTAACCAATGCAGTATTTTGACTACTAGTTGCAAAAATACCTCCTGAAGAAAATAATTGATATCCATTTAACCTTAAAGCATAATTTTGAACTCCTGTAAATGCACCATTGGTAAATGTAGGAGTAATATCTAATCCAACTAACACATCATTATTAGCGGCAGCAACCATTGTTGGGTTAACCTGTAACCCTTTTAATACACCTGATATATTATCACTATTTGTAGTTAATAATAAACCATTTGCATTAATATATTGAAATGAAGCTTTTGAGTTATTAGCTGCATTAAACATTTGAAATGCAGCAGCACTAAATATCTGAACTTGACCATAACTTTGAATACCAGTATATGCAACTACATTTCCTGTTATTTCAGCACCACCAGTTGTAATAGTTAATTTACCTTGAGACCTTGTAGTTCCGTTAACATCAAGTTTAAACCCAGCATCTGTTGTAGTTCCAATTAGTAAATTGTTTCCTGTGCTCAATCTCATAGCTGTTGAGCCATTTTGAGTCCAGTTAAAATACCACCCACCTCCAGAACCATTGTTAAAATCAAAGTTGCCACTTGAAGAACCAGATATTGATTGCCCTCCAGCAATAGTTGACCCATAACTTGAAACAAGTAAACCTGAAGTAAGTATAGTTAATCCACTAACTCTTGTAGTACCATTAACGTCTAGTTTATAACCTGGGGTAGCTGTACCTATACCAATATTGGTTCCATTATCATATACTAAGCTATTTCCTAATGCTGTTGATCCTGTAAATTTTGGAAGGTAGTTTGCTGTACCTGTACCTGTTATAGGATTTGTAAGAGCATCTTGTTTATTATTAAATGTTGTCCAATCTGCAGAAGATAAAGCACCTCTATTTGTAGCAGATGCTGTAGGAAGATTAAACGTATGTGTATCAGTAACAGATAATATATTAAAATCTGTACCTGATGTTCCAACAGCAAGATATTGTACTTGAGCAGTTAACCCATTTAAAGCGGTTAACCCTGTTGAGAATGTTGTAAGTACTTCACAAAGATTTCCATTCTCTGTATGTAGTGTAATAGTTCTTCCACTTGTAATTACATAAATACGAATTGCTATTCTATCAGTAATAAGTAATGAAGTTTGTGGAACAGGAATTGAAGTGAGATATTGGTCAACAGTTGTACCATTTGTAATACCTTCAGGATTTGCTGAACCACTTGCAACAAGTGTAAATACATTTGCAGCACTAACTTTGTAAATTTCACCATAAAATTGTGGACTTCCTCCTGTTGCACTTGATTGAAAATAAAATTCTAAATTCCAATTGCCACCTGGTATATTCAAAAGTGAAGGGTCCCCTGCGTCAGTTATAAATGATGCAATATATCCATCACCTTGTCCATTTGTTCTTGTAAAATCAGTGCCTGCTCCAAGTATTGGAGTTCTACTCATTTGATAATAAGTATCTCCTCCAAATGTACCTTGAGAAATACTACCATTAAGGTAGTAATTAAAAGATGAACCTCCACCTGTTGATGTTGGAAAATTTGCAAGCGTACCATCTCCTCTTATATATTGAGCTGTTGTACCAGCACCTGTTACAGTTAATGTACCAGCACCAGTTACAGGACTATTTGTTACTGTAAAGGCAGATGGCATAGAAAGGCCCACACTTGTAACCGTACCTGTAGGAATTGCTTGTGTTGACACTGTGCCAGCAGAGTTCACTATAAGCATTCTATTACCTACACCAGCTAGTGATGTAAGTGATAGAGTGCTAGAAAAAGTTGCATCAATACCGACTAGTGATGTTAATATTCTATGAGCCATTTAAAGTTTTATTTTTTGATTACTACACGGTATGCATTAGAAGCTGGAGGAGTTGCAAAACTTACTGTTACAACTGTAGTGGATGTTAAAACAACATCAGCAATTACTTCTTCATACGTAGCATTATCATATATCATTACAATTACATCTCTTGTATTTAAGCCATGTGTAAGTGCAAATGATGAGTTTGATCCATTACCTACATTAGCTGCATAACCACCTACGGCTGCATTTAAGTAAGTGACCATTTTTAAAGGGGTAACAATGCGGGTATCATCTGTACCTGTATTTACTTCCGCTTGTGTAGCAATTTCTGCAATACCGGTTCTTGTTTCTGTAGCTGTTACAGTTGCTAAAGAAGCTGGTGTTAAAACAGCACTAGCTTCAGTTAAACCTTGAGCTTCTCCAGTAGTAGCCAATCTAACAACACCAAGAATAGTAGTTGTAGCTTGGTCACGGTTTGATTCTAAGAAAATCCAATCTGCAGAACTTGTAGGAGATGCATTATCTACATTAGCAATTAATACATCACCAATATTTAATATAACACCTTGTACTGTACCAGCAGAAGTTACATACCAATAGTCACCTTTCTTAGTACCACCGGCAGCTGTAGGAAAGTTTGTTGCAGAACCTGCAGCAAAACTACCTTCTAAATTACCTAAACCTGCTACAACTGTATCAACATAGTTTTTAACAGCTAATGTAGTAGGTAAGTTTGTATTTAAAGGAGAAGTAAAATCAGTTACAACACTGACTGCAGAAGGTGTACCAGAAGATCCTGTTACATTACCTATTACAGTCATTGATGCAATATCTTGGATTTTTGCAAAGGTTACATTCTTATCTGTAATTTTGATTGTAGTAACTGCACCGTCAGCTAATTTACCTGTGCTAACTCCTAAATCTTTAATACGTACAATATCAGAGTTAACCTCTAATGTAACGTTATCTGTGTTAACATCTAAAGTAACTGAACCAGATGTACCACCACCAGTTAAACCGGCACCAGCAACAACTGCAGTGATATCACCAGAAGTGATGTCTAACCAAGTTGTACCATTCCACATATAGATAACATTATCTGTAGTGTTATAGTAAATTTGTCCAGATAGTGGACTGCCTGGAGGGCCAGATAAATTTTGTAAAACTACATTGAGTAGTTGATTTTTATTGAGGTCTAAATTAACTAAAAACTTTTTTGCCATTTTTATATATATTTACTAGTTTATAAATGCTTTACCACTAAATGCTGCTGTAAAAGTTATTGTTACAGTGTTACTATCATTAAAATGTACTTGTCCTATAACCTCATCCCCAGCAGTATCTACAATTGATACAGATGGAAACTTATCTAAATTATGTACTACAGTCCAAGTTGCTGATGCCACTTGCTGATCATGAACATATGATAATGTAACAGTATCACTTATAGTTGTAGTATCTTGTCTAGTTAATGTAATAGTTTTTACATCACCTGGGCCAGTAATACTTATAGAATTAACTGTTTTATCATAAGCATAGTTCCAGTTTGTAATATCTTGAGGAGTAACACTAGCTTGATTCCAAGCCGTTCCATCCCAAATAAACAATACATCAAGATCTGTATCATAAACCATAAATGCCACATCACCTGTTGTTGGGGATAAGGCAAGTCTTGCTACTGTAGTGATAGGATGTATCCTAACATTAAGCAGCTGATTTAAGTCTAAATCAATGTCATGTAAATACTTTTTTATTGGCATTATGATAAATATGCTGTACCTGCTACAGGGTTACTAAATGCTATTTCTATTGTTGTTGAACTTATTACACTAACAACACCGTCAATTTCATATCCGTTAGTGTCTAATACATATGCATTTGGTGTAAATGATAATCCGTGTACAATTGTCCATAATGTAGACGGAGTAGTTTGAACAAACTCTTTAGCTATTTCTGCTGCACCATTATAAATTGTAGGATTAATATTGATTGTAGGATTTACACAAATACGTGTAATACAACCACCAACACTTACATCAATAATATTTTGAGTTTGACCACTTCCATAAGGAAATCCCATAGACACAGTTTCTTCTTCTGTCATATAGGATTGTGTAGATAGGCCGCCAATTCCTGCAGTGGTAACACCTTTATAAGTGACTGGTAACCAAGCCATAAAGTTAACACTAACTTCTGTCAATGCTCCAGCATCTTCATTCTTTTGCCATTCTAATAATAGATGTCTAATATCAGTTAGCATAGGGTTTACAGCACATGCAGGTATAGTTAAACCAAATCTGTCCAACTTGTATCTTTGATACATCAAGTCAGCAAATTCTTCATTATATCTATCCTTATATATTAAAATGTTACTCATTTACATTATTATTTGTCCAAATAGTTTCTTCAACATTGTTTACCGGGGCTGTTGTTTTCTTAGCTAATTTAATTAAGCTTGCTTCATATTCTGTTATGCAATGTGCACATACAGAGTTCCCGTTAGAAGCTGTTCTTTTTTGACATCCACATGAAAGTGATGTTCCACAATTTTGACAAGATGCTGCCATGGTTTATTGGTTTAATTGGTTAACAATTTTTGCATCCACCTATATACTTATCCAATCTTCTTTTAGCATATAGTAAAAGTTCCATACCTTTTGAAGGATCATTACAATCTTCCACCTTCACTTTTGCTGCATCCACATAAGCTTTTATAAGACGTAATTCATCTAATCTAGCTCTAATTTCTGCTGTAGGTTCACAAGCAGCAAGTTCTAATTTACACAACTCATTGTTGTAAATGTTCAATGTTTGTGTAACTCTTAAAAAATTATACTCTACATACACCTTATCATTAGGAGATACAGAATATCTAACATGGAAAATACCATCTGGTAAAGCCGGGCTATCTGCATCACAACCTGTGTTTACAATACCTAAAGTGCATGCATTTAATACCAAGTTAAAATTTGGTAAAACTTCTATCTCAACAGGAGTTGTAAACCCTGGGGAAGTAATATGAAGAACACCACATTTAACTTGTAGTGCTTCAGTGTATATGCTTGTATCTGCAACCCTGAATATCTTTACATTATTTGTATCAGGAATTTCCAGACTTAACTGATGTCTTAAGGCCATGAGGATTAAATTTTTATGTATAGAAGACACAATATAGTCTTCATTAATAATATACTCAAAAAACTAGACAATCCCAAATAAAAAAAGAGCTCCTTTTGGGAGCCCTTTTCTTAATAAGAGTATACTATTGACTAGTAAGTTTCTTTAACATCAGAAATTAATGCACCATTTGCAATACTGTAATTTCCAGCAGATTGTAACAAACGGTTAATTGCAGTTACAAATGTACCCATATTTGTACCAGTAGGAACTACAATTTCAACTAAGTATTGGTCATTATCAAATGTACCAGTTGGGTTGTAGAAACGTGGAACACTATGTAACAAGTAGTATTTGTCATAGAAACCATTACGGTCAATTGTAGCTAATGCTGGATCAGCTTCAATTTCTCTCATACGTAAGTGATCTACATGAGAACTATCAGGGTATGCAATTTGTGCATAACGGTCAGATAAGATCAAGTCACGTAATACAGTTTCACCAATACCAGATGCTTGGATAGGAGCTTGTAATTCTACAGCATTACCTAAAGTACCTACAGCACCAAAACAGCTAGTTAAACATGGGTCACCAGACTCATCAGTTACTGAAGTGTAGATATTTAAAGGAGCAATATCGTACATATCTGTAGGAGTGAAAGTACAAGAACCAAATTTAGTTTCAATGTAAGCAGCAGTTAATTCTAACATACAATCTACAGTGAAAGTAGCAGCATCAGCAGAAGGAGTGTAAATTAAAGCACCAGAAGCTGAAGTAGCAATTGTAGCACCAGTTGCAATACCATTAGAAATTACAGCAGAACCACCAACACCGGTTTGAGTACCAGTACCAGCAATGTAAGTTGCAGTTCCAACAATTGTAGGTAAACCTAAAGAAGTTACATCATTGTATAAATCACTGTAGAATTTCATGCTTACAGCAGCACCAATAGTAGGAGCAGTAGCTTGTACAGGGTATTTAATAACAATTGAAGTGTTTGTAGTAACTGTAGTTACAAATGCATTAGCAGGAATACCAGTTCCTACAACATGTTGACCAACTAAAACACCAGTAGTGCTAGACATTGGAATAGTTGTTTGAGCAGTAGTAGCTGTAACAGCACCTGTAGCAGATAAAGTTGTAACTAATTTGTAAACACGTGCTTGGATCATATTGTTTAAATATGGAGAAGCATTGATTTGATCTTTCCAGTTTAACAAAGTAACAACAGGATCTTTCAAATAAGTAGGATTGTCAGTATTACAACATCCTGTGTAAGAATCCATTGTTCTGTAAATGTTGTGGCTTAAGAAACGTAAAGCTGGAGAACCTTTAACATCTATACGTAGACGGAAAGTAGTGTCACAAGCTAAACCACAGTTAGTAACTGCAACTTTAACAACTTGTTGTTGAGGTTTTTTAGCAGCAACACTAAAGAAACGTGTAACATACTTAGGGTTAATCAATTTAGATTTTACAGACTCTTTGTAGCCACCTAAAGCAGGGCTAATTTTGTCAGATGTAAAATAGCTACCCATTACAATATAGAATGGAGTGTTTACCGAAGGTACACCACCAACTGATTGTAAGTTAACATAATTTTGGTCATAAAGACCCACTTCACCAGCAGCTAAAGCTGATGTAGCTGTGTTAGTAACAACATAACTTAAACTTCCAGTTGACGTTGCAGGAAGGAAAGTCTTTTTAAATGCATTAGGAAAATACATAGTTTTTAAATTTAAGGGTTAATAAATAAATAAATAAAGTTTACATTAATAATATAAGGAATTATTTTAAAAATAACAACTTATACTTGATACTGTTCAAGGTTGATTTTACATTGTCTAGGTCATTAACTAGTTCACTATAAGGCATTTTGTCTTGTAAACCGTTAACCATACCATAGATTTCTCTCATATAAGATATAGCTTCTGCTACAGTGTCAATCACTCTAGGAGCCACATCTTTATATACTAAGATCTTTTCTGCAGCACCTTGGAAACCTTCTGCTAAATCATCAGCATGTCCTGGTAATGCATCATATAGTTCATTTAAAGCTTTATGTGCAGCATATGAACCAATGCCTTGCACTTTTAAGTGTAATTTATGAAAGCTAGTTGCAGCATTCATAAGTTCTGTTACACAAGCAGCTGTCATAGTTTCTACAGATCCGTTAGAAGCTGTTCCACCATATTCAAACTTACTTGAAGGTCTAGCAATTTTTTGCATTTTTTATATTTTAAGAGTTAATGTTTGTATCCTGTGTAAGTCTTTGATACTGAGTGATTGACTCAATATCACCTGCTAAAATTGCTGCAGCCTCATCTATTAAAAGCTCCACTATATTATCTTTAAACTCACACTCTACGTTTGCTGTAGCTATTGAGTTTTCTTCTAAATTTAAACAACCTTCAAACTGTATAGAAAGAGGTTTTCTATAATAAACAAGTTTTGGATTAACAACATCAAAAACTCCGTTTGTATATATTCTAAGTTTGTTTCCTATAAGTGTACCAAAGGTTTCACCCCATTCAAAACTAGGCTCAGAATTTTTATCTATAAGTAACATATCTGCATCAGATTCTGCTGCTAAATACACTACAAAAGGTCTTGCCGGACAAGTGCTGTTTTTACCATAAGTTGATATTCTTTTAAAACCTATGTAGTTTTCTGGTAAAACATCACTCTCAAAGTATAATGGGTTATTAGTATTACCTGTTATACTCTGCTCTGTTATCAAAACTCTTAACTCATCTATAGTGTGAAGATTGCTCTCACCACCTTGTTTAGAAGGATTAAGACCATATATTTGTCTATTCACCCATTGCATCTGAGCTTTATTAAAAGCTTCAGCAATCTGCCAGCATTGAAGATTATCATAGTCAAAGCTGCCAAGTTTATTAAGACGTTCCTTAATCTTTATTTGTAATAGACTATTATTCATATATGTTAAATTGACCCAGGTGCAGTTCTCATGGTATGCACCTGAGTACTATTTTATTGATTCCAATACTTCTCTACTGCTTTCTGTACATCTACAAGAATTTGCTCATTTAATGGGTTTTTCAAAAACTCTACAGCATCTGCCGGTGTTCTTCCCATCATAGTAGATGAATTTAAATGATAAATAAATCCATCAGCTTTTGTAGCAATAAACTTATAATATGTGGCATCTTTTACAATAGCCTTAATCTTTAATGTTTCTAGATCTAACTGAGCAGCATCCAAGAATCTTTGTGCTGTTCTACGTTTATCTTTATCCACTGATTCACCATTAATGTACTTATCCATGTTATCATAAACAATGTCATTAGGTGTTGACTTCTTGTATTGAGCACTATTTGGATCTAAAATTTTAGCAACATACAACAATTTGTTTTGGTTCTTGTTGTAAAGTTTCTCCAATTCAGAAAGAGCTTTATTTCTTAATTTCTTAACTTCTGTATTTGTAGAAGCTGTTTGTTCCAATTTATCCAAGTAAAACTTTGGAGGTGTTGGCATATTACGGGCATCATCTAATGACTTAGCAATCATACTAAATCCACCTGCCTCAATTGCATATAATTTAATTAAATCATATGGGTCCTTTTCAGGATCAAGATGTAATGGTTCATTACCCACTCTTATCTTGATTTGATCCCAGATGTCTGAATTGTTTGGTAACATCAATTTGATCTTATTCCAAAATTCAGGATCATCTGCACTTACTACATTAGCAGCTAATGTTCTCTCTAATTGAGATACCACCACTCTAATTTGTCTAATTTTTGCTTCTCTTTCATCAGAAGGTAAGTCATTGATTTCTGGAGCAAATTCATTTAAACCTGTAAGGTATCTTTTAATACCATTAACTTCCAAGCAAGAAAGTTGTTCTTCATGAAATGCACCGTCAAATAAACTTAAACCGTAGTTCTGAAGTCCCATATTATCCACTTTAGGATTAAAGTATGGACGGATAGCAATGGTTGATTTTTTATTCTGTGGGTAACCTTCCACAATTGTTACTGTACTCATGTTATGTTTGGTTTTGGTTTTGGGTAAGTAGTGTTTAATAAGGGCTGCCAGTCCTTTTTTGCAGGCATGCATTAAACAAAATGAGAAGGAAAAAACTGGGGATTTTTATCTCCCCAGTCTTTACACATCTCAAGAACTAGAATGATCCACCAGTGATAGGGTTTCTCATAACTATTTTTAACACCTTGGTCGGGTCTTTTACCCAGATTGCAGGCATTGTTTGTGTCATAAATACACGGTATCCAGAGAAGTTTCCAGAAGATTGGAATCCTTGTGTACGGCCCATGTAATCCATTGTACCATTTTGATAGAACCATTTCAATTGATTGTCCCATCCTAATTTCAACAAGAAGATGTTGTCATTAGTGTTATCAGTGATATCAAAAATGATAAAGTTGTAAGAAGATAATGGGAAACCATCAATGATTGGGTTCTCAATATCATTTGTGTGAACGTTGTCAAATGCAGGGTTCAATACAAACTTAACATTAGCTAAGAATGGAATTACATATTGAGTGTAAGCAAATCCAAAGTTCAAGTCCATTCCTTTACCAGTGATTGCACCAACTTCAGAAGCATTGATAACAAGACCAGAATTGATAGCTTCACGTTTGATAGCTTCATTTACTAATCTCATACCACCCATACCAGTTTGTACAACTAATGATCTTTGTGGATCTGGTCCTTTAAACTCAACTTTACCGTTGAAGAAGTTAAAGATTTCAGATTTGAATAGATCTAGGTTGAAAGAACCTTTATTGTAGATACGTTTGTAAGAGTTGTCTAATTGTTTCCAAAGACCCACAGATAAACGGATATCATCTGGACCATCTTGTTTAACACGGCCACCTTGACCCCACATTAAGTAGGTTTCAATGTCATTAGCAATCTTAGTTAAGTGAGCAGCTTCTAAAGTAGTTAAGAAAGTACGAGTTAATTGACCAGAAGAGTATGCTTTTTTAACATAATCAGGACCCATTTTCTCAGCCATTTTCTCTAAAGAAGTGATTGAAGGATCTAAAGATTTGTCAAAGTTTCTCCATAATTCAATAACTGGAACTGTACCATCAGCTTTCATACCACCTTTCATCATCATGTCAGCTTTAGAGCTAATAGAATAATGAACGTGAGCTTCAGCACCACCAACATAGTTGTAGAACTCACGGAAACCAGAGTTTACATTACCAATGTCAGAGAATCTTTCTCCATAATCTCCTGAACGTGCAGAACCTTTACGGAATACTTTAGTACCAACTTTTACATATTTGTTATCCAAATATCTTAAGTTGTCATTGTTCACTAATTGAACAGTGTAGATGAAACCATCACCTGCTGGTAAGATGTCATCTTGAGTGATGTACAACTCAGCTCCGTTATATTTGTCATAAGTGATAATATCACCATGTCCAAATTGACGTTTGTTAAGTTTAATTTTGAAAGTAGTACCATCAATACCTTTAGTAACGTTAGCAGTTTCAATATCCTCAACAATGTAAGGTAAATCTTGAGCTACCGGAATTTGCCATTTGTATTCTCCACGTGCATTATCTACATTGATAACGTTTTTACCGCCAAAAGAAGACATTTGGTAAAGAGGCATTTCTACTTTTTGGACCATTGCCCAAAGATCCACTGGACCTAAATCCATTGGTTCTGCTGATTTCAGCATGTTTGTCATGTGATATGAATCCACATGTGAGCTAGTTTTGTACTGGCTATCACGTAGAAATATCCCATTGTTTAAAACTGGTGTTGACATGATTAGTGTTTAATTTAAGGGTTAATAATAATTGTTAAACTATCTTTTAAATATATTTGTTGATCTAGGTATTTTTCTAGACGGTTCTCTTGATGGTTCATATGAGTTACTAACAGCTCCTTTACTTCTAGCTTGCTCAGTTTTTAACTGTCTCACTGTGTTCTCAACTGCTGCATTTCCACCTTGTCTTTTCAAGTTGTTACGGTAGTCTTCAGGATTTGATAACAACCATAATGCTTCAGCAATAAGAGAGTAGTTAGGTTCTACATATTGGTATTTCTCTAACAAGTGTCCTAAAAGGTTAGTACCACGGCCACTCATTGAAGGGTATTGAGGTTGTGTAAGTCCATTATACAAGAAAGATTGCACTTTCTTATCTAACTTTAAGCCATTCAACTCACCAGGTCTCAATGCTTCAAATACATTTTGTACATAAGCTTGAGCAGCCTGCTCTTGTTGTTGTTTAGCATATTCTTGCTCAGCTAATTTTCCTTGAACCATTTCCTCTTGCATTTGATCCAATTTAGGTTTATATTGTCTAGCTTTCTTTTCTAGGTTACCTAAATCTTTGATGGTATTAATCTCATCTTCAATATCTTCTGCAGATTCACCTCTAGCTTGTAAGTAAGATCTTACAATATACTCTTGGTCTGTTTCAACTTCTGGATTTAATTCTCTCACTTGTTCCACGTGGGACAATGCTTGGAATAATCCTTTTAAATCTCTTCCACCGTCCATTACATACTTTGCAGCATATTGTAATTCTTCTGGTAAAGATTCAAAAAATTCAGCTGGTGTTTGGGCAGCCACTTCTTGTTTCATATTAGAAATGTTTGCTTCCCACAACTCATCAACATCTTTTTCACTCAAAGAACTTAAATAGTCATCTAAATCTTGTTTGGTCTCATCATAATCATCAAAGGCAAACATCTCTTTAGATTCTATTCTTTTTTTCAGGAAGTTAACTAAGCCTGATTTTTCTGTTTTAGGACGGCCACCTTTCGCAGGGGTTGGGTCTTCAAACTCTTCTTCATCTTGGTTAATATCAGCATCAATGATATCACTGATAATTTCTTTTCCTGTTGGAGCTTTTTCTTCTCCATCTTCAGAGCCCTCTTCTCCATCTAAAAATGACAAGTCTGTTTCATTTTTTGAAAAGATGTTATTCTTTGCAGGTTCATCTTCTTTGTCATCTCCACTGTTTGGAGTTACAATGGCATCTGCTCCCGGAGCTCCTAACCAGCTATCAATATCAAGATCTACTTCTTGTACTGATGCCTGGTTACCTTGTTGGTTTAAATTGGTTTCCATAATTGATTGGTTTTGTGATCTGTACATATAGAATATACTAATTAAACTCTAAATATTTACTTTCCACCCAAAATTTTAAATTGAGTTACGGATTATAGAGCTATAATTTAGTTGTATCCTTTCAAAGTTTGTAGTATTTCTTCTACAATAGGGTCTCTATGATTGGTTGTCAAGCATATACTGTTAACACCAGGGATGGTAGAAAGTATTCTAGACATGAAGTCAAACCCGCTTTGTTTCTTATCTTTAAGATCTATTTGAGCTGTATCACCTACAAATATCATTCTGGCTCCAGAACATAAACGTGTTATGATAAGTTCAAGTTGATTCTGTGTAACATTTTGAGATTCATCTATAATAACACAGCAATTAGAAAAGTTACGGCCTCTCATAAAGCCAATAGGAATAACTTCTATATTACCCTCTGCTAGTTCTTTATCAATCTTTTCCTTACTGTAAAGTCTATACATATTATCATAAATAGATGCTGTATATGGAGCAAGTTTATCATCCTTACTGCCTGGAAGAAATCCTATGTCTTCTCCTGCAGTGACAGCCGGTCTAGTTAGAATAACCTTTTCTATATCCTTACGGAACAATAGATCAAGAGCTATTTGTGCAGCCAGCATTGATTTACCAGATCCTGCTGCACCTTTTAAGAAAGCCACCTTAGAACTTAATATCTTCTCCTTAGCAATCTTTTGTTCTTCATTTAAAGCTATATTAAACTTAATAGGATGTTTTAGCTTTTTTGACCCTGAGGGTTTATTGGTTTCCATCTATTTATTTTTTGGTAGGTTTCTCTTTTACATCATATTTATTCTTATTCTCTCTAGCTATCTGTAACTGCTTGTCAGCTATTTCTTTCTGAACATTCATTCTCTCTCTTTCTATATTTAATTTTTCAGCCTCAGTTCTGTTTTTATTAACTTCTTGCTCTCTTTTAAAACTCATTGTATCAGTGTAGTTTTGCTGTTTTTGAATTTGAGCTAAAGCATCTTGATAATCAGACATTTGGTTCTGATTAATATCTACACCAGCTCCCATACCAGCAGCTCTGATTTCAGCAACAAGTAAATCTCTCTGAATAAACTTATTATCTCTTTCAGCTTGAGCCTGAATATCAGCTTGTTTTTGTTTTTCTTGAGCAGCAAGTTGTTGTTCCTGCATTTGCTGTTCTTGCTGAGCTTGTTGTTGACGGATTTTATCAGCTTTTTCCTCAGATGCTTTAAGAACATTTGTAAGTTCAGCAATAGATTCTGACTTAATAATGTTTCCTAAGTCATATATGCTAGCACCTGTAGTGTTGTTATTTAATGCTAACTGTTTAAGTTGTTCCATAACAGAACGGCTATTCATCTTAGTTGTACAGAATACATTTAAATCTCTCATTAACAATTGAGTTCCGTTAAGTGAAAAATTCTCTTTTTCTGCAGCAGATGTAATATACTGTAATCTTATAGAAGGCTTGTTAGAATTATAATACTGAGCAAGCTCTGTTCTCATCTGATGTACACGTGGCATTAAATAGTCAGTGTGTTGTACAAAGTACATTTCAGTTTGAGTGTAAGAAGCATTTAAATTTTGCTCCATACCAGTTGCTGTTTGTTGACCCATTTGCTGACCCATACGTTGTGGTGTAACACCAATAACTTCAAAAGCTTGTTGTTTGAAATAACTAGCTAATTGAATACGGGACATTAGACGTTGAGTTTGTTCTAAGTTTAACACTTGGTAGTGTTGGAAATTAAGAGCATTCTCTGTATTAGTAATTGTAGTGTCTAAAGGTAACATTTGGAAATTCTTCATTGCTACATAAGCATTCTGTAAGTTTCCTTTACCCCAATCTTCACCCATTGAATGTCTTGGTAAAGCATTCTGGTCAAACATAATAACAGTTCCTAATTCATCCACTAAGATGTCTGCTATTTGGTTATTTACAATGTTATATCCAATTTGATATGGTTTCATTAAATCTACCATTGCAACACTCTTAGTGTTACGGTCAGAGAATACAGCTCCTTCTACAGGTATTTTACAACCATACAATGAACTATCTCCTTTAAACTGAAAAGGTACACGGCTTGGGCGGCCACCTTGCATACCTAAATATATTGGATTTAAACCTCCAGGATTATTCATACCCCAGAATGATGGACGGTTAGGACCCACTTTAACACCACCCCAAACTTCATTAATCCAAATCCAATCAATATGATCACCAAATACTAGGTTATCTTTTGTTTTATTTTTATAAACTGTAGTATCATATAAAGGTTTATCTGTCACTTTATAATCTTCACCTACAATTTCTTGAATCATTTCACCTGTTTCTGTAATCTTAGTTAAATGACCCACTTTACGTTGTGACTTCCAATAAGCTGTAGTTACACGTAACATATGTGCATTACCCCAGTCCATTAAATCCTCAGATTCATTAAGAATCATATGGATGATATCCCCAGTGTTTTGCTTATTATCATATAAGCTCATAAACTGACGGTATTGTAATGAAGGAGTTTGTGTATTCCATTCATGAGATCTTGTAGGATCATAGTATGTACCATCATTTTGGAAGCCTTGTACAGCATAACCAGCAGAACGTACAGGATAGATCACCTCTAAAGCTTCTAATTGCTCTTGGTTCATCATCCAACCATACTTGTCAATAACATCTGCAATAGACATTAAGTCCATCATACCCACCCATTGAGCTTCAGATATATATCTAGCTCCTGGAGATTTATGATAGAATGTTTGTACTGGATTCCAAAGTTCTAATTGATAATCATCTTCTAACATTTTAAAATGCCAGAACTCACGGTCAGTGATAAGCATATCACGGAATGCTCTTTCTTCTAATTCATCTATTCTAAATCTTTCTACGTCAACATTATGTTGGTGTGTAGCCCATTCTTCATAAAGATTTCTATAATCTTTTCTAAAGAATGATTCAATTTCAGGTAGGCTTTTTAAGCTTTCAGGAGACATTTGTTGTTGAAACTCTTCAGATTGAGGATCCATACCCATTTGAGTGAGCTTAGCAATCATCTTAGCTTGTGCTTTTTGAATAAGCACTTCTTCAATCATACTCTTTTTTTCTTCTAACATCTCATTATATGAAATGTCATCTACAGCACGGTACATGATTTTAGATGCTCTTTTACTGAATTCAGCACAAAGAACATTAATAACGGTAGGAATGATTGGATAGAATTTTAATTCAAATGCTGATGCATCCTCTTTTGTAAGGATGTCAATAATTTCTGCATGCTCATTGTTTTCTTCAACAACATAGTCAGTTTTGTCTATAATACCTTTAGCAAGCTTGTAGTTTTTAAGTAGACGGATGGCATTTCTACGTAGTTGTTTCATACCCTGCCACTCAAGCCAGTCAAGGTTCCATGCTCTCCATTCCTCATCTTTTTCCTTTTCAGATAAAAACTGAATAGGCTGGGTGAGGGTACCCATCTTATTATATTCTACTTTCTTACCTGCTTTGAGATCAAGGGCATTATATATTTGCATACTCTTAAATGTTTTTTATTTAATATTCTTAAAAGGATTTCTATTAGGCTTAAAATTTAAACTTTTGGAGTTTACACCCATATTTCTAAAAGCACTCCTCATACTTAATTTACTTAATTTTTGGGAGTTTACCAATTTATCTGATGTAATCTCCACTCTTTTAGCCAATCCACGGTTATTTTGCTGGATTTGGGCAAATGCTACAAGAGCACAGAATGATACAAGTCTATCCACATTGACACCTGGTTGATATTGTTTCATCTCTTCTAGTAACATTGGATCTGGAATTCTTTCCACTCCATAGTAGATTTTCTTAGTTTCACCATTCTCATCCATATCTTTATCTATTTCCTCTGTAAGGAATTGAATACCATAGGATAACAAATGCTGCTTAAACAAAACACCGGTATTTTTCCAGCCGTATGTAGCATATACATTAGCATTAGATGAAAGTTCTTTAAGGAAAGGAATTTGATCTTTAGGAACTAAATACTTTTGTTTTCTTCTAGATATCATATATTGTATGAACAAACTTACGTTATTTTCACATAATGTCCAAGCATTATACCATTCTACAATAAGTTCTAGTCTTTCATGAGTTTTTTGTAAGTCATCAAACCTACCACACCAACTTGCTACAATAGCATCTCTTTCAAAATGTGTGGATATCTTACCTTGACCATCATCTTTTATAACTTCTGTAGCTGTTTTGTACACAAATATAGAGCACAATGAATCAGATGTTGTTGTCTTACCTTCACCTACAGGGTCAATTGAAGCATAATATGTTCCCCATGGAACATTTTTAATAGGTCTTTCATACACACATATCACTCCAGATTTATCCTCCATAGTTTTGTCTACAGGGAATCTGTTGATTGGTCTTTTATTAGAAGTTTTAGCTTCCACTTTACCGTCTGCATCATATCTTAAATCCAAATATTCTACAGGATAAACACCTTCTTCAATTCTTTTACTTTGATGTGATAGAAGATGTGGAGGAAATACAGATTCTTTTCTAGTTGCAAAAGCCTCTTCTATATTAGTGGGCTTTTGGGATATCCTAAGTTGATATTGCTCAGGACTTAAATCTTTTTTCCACTGTTTTCTTTCTTCATATATAGCTTCTAAAGCTTCCACTACAAGAGAGTTACCAAACTTATCTATATATGGAGGCATAGACCATTGTTCTGGAATAAATAAACCAGTTTCTCCAATAGTTTTATTATTGTCTATAAGATTGGTTGTAATAGCCTGCATACCATATTTATGTGGATAGAGAACCATTTCCTTTAAAGGATGACATTGATCCAAATCACCCACAGATCCTGCAGCAATAAAGGTTCCTGTTGTCACCATACCTGATTGCATGGCTGGTCTCATAAACTCATAAGTGTCCATCATTTTAGGGGCAATACCAGCCTCTTCATGAAAGAAATATGTTACAGGTCCACCGACACCATTTGTAGGGTCTTTCTCAAAAGATGTACCTGTTATAATACTTTTATTACCTTTGTATGTATCACGGCCCTGAATCCTCACTTTAATCCTTTGTTGCCATGAGAAAATCTTATCTGGCTCTGAAGGTCTATACCATGCAGTGTGTTCATTCAAAAAGTTACGGTATTCATTTAACATCCTCCAAGATCCTTTCTCAGAAATGTAGTCTTTTAAACTAGCTCCTATTTTATTTACAGATCCTTCTTCAAACCAATATTGGTTTATAAGTTTACCCATATGGAAATAAGAAGATGCAATCTGACGTTTTTTAAGAACAGGAACATGCTTATAATTTAATTCAGCAAGCCATTCATAAAGAGCCATATGGTATTGAGCATCCCTCACTTTAGCAAAGTCAAATCTTTTTTCCTCTTTATCATAAATTGGTAAAAAGTTCAACCACATGTAATAGTCTCTAGTTAGATACCATGTGTTACCATTGTTCTTATATATCACTCCGTTTTTACACTTTGCTTTTTGGTCATCCCAATAATGTACAAAGTCTTTACTTTTTATAGGAGCATTACAATAATATCCTTGTTGCTGAAACTTTTTAGCTTCAGCATTGAATAAAAATGATGTTTCATCAAAATTATATCCTTCATCTGGACCGGCATCTTTAAATACACTTCTTACAAAGTCACGGAAATCATTTCTTTCCACAAACTCTGTAGTGGTCCAGGTGCCATTATCATAAGTGGGGATGGTTATGTAGGCTTTATTTAGCATTTAATTCTGCTTTGATTTTCTTGATGTCCCCTTGGTGCTTGACCACGAGCTTTTTGATGGGCTCCACATTGGTATGGAAGATAATACTTGGGTGGTTGATATCAGACCAATAGTGCTGGTAAAAGTCTCTGTGAATTCCGGCCCATAAGCCATTGTAAGGGTTGTAGTGAAATACCCAGTCTTGTAAGATTTCATTATTCATAATTTTTATTTTATTGGTCATAAGCAAGATTTTGTCCACCTCTTACAGAACTTTGTTGTTCTTCTTGTAAGTCACGGTAGACACCTTTAAAAGATTGTCTAACAGAATCAAATTTCTCAGCTATTCTTAACAAAGCTGTAGCTGATCCATCTCTACCAAAGGTAAAAACTTCTGTAGCCATAACCTTTGCCATATTATCTAAAGCAATCTTAATACCATTATATGCTCTTGATGTTGGTGTTTCATATAGTTTACTAGTGATGTCTATTGCATATTGTATTTTATCATCTTCAGCATCAAAATCTCCACCCACTTCTCTTCTAATCATTTCTTCTTTGTCCGTTTCTGGTACATCAAAGAAAGGATTTAAGTCTGGGTTTGGACATGTAAGATAGTGAATATATGCATATATCTTTAAATATTCATCTGGATATTCATCCATTATATCTTTGTAGCACATCATTGTATAACAATGTTCTGATGCCACAATCTTTCCATTTTGTATATCAAATATTCTTACCATTAGTTTATACTTATTAATATGTCTCTATCATAAGACAGTTCAAAATCATAAAAGTGTGATGTACTGGAGTTTCTAGAAACAGAATATAATATATCCCCAGGGTTAACTTGTATGCATGTTATTATTCCTGGTGATTGATCAACATCAGTTTTTACATAAACCGTGTCTCCAATATTAAATTTATTGTTTATCACCATTCCAGTGTTTGTTCGGTTTTTCATAATAGAACGTTAAGTCTTGTTCATCATCATCATAGTAGTTAGCTACAACATCTGATTTAAATTTACTGTTTATATTTTCAAACATAGCTACGGTTACAATATCTCCTACCACCATCTCTTTTAAAAGATTGGTAAGCCATGTATAATTACCGCCTCTAATCACTCCAGCTTCCACTAAAAGATAGTTAGAATATTTTACATCTGAAAATCTAAAATGATTTAGAATGGCTAATTTAGCTTTTTCTATATAAGGAGCAGCATCTTCATCTGGATAGGGTACATCAATAGGTAGGATGTCTGCCATTTCTCCTGCATAACTTAACTCATGTGCAATGTGCATAGCAACGGTGGCTGAATAGTCAGGAGACACCATTAAAACTAATGTATTGCTAGCATTTAAATGAGGAAAGCGGGCAGACAATCCCAATGTTACATGAATAATTGCTGACATTTCAGCTGTCCTATTCACCATTAAATCCATTCTCATATGTTAAAAAAATTATCTAATGCTTTAGACTCATGTTCTAAACCAACAGTAGATTCACCTTGTTTAAAAGAAACTCCCGAAATAAACACGGTGGTTGTACCGTCACTTACAGATTTGTTTAAATACTTGTTCTTCATATCCTGAGGAACACCTTCAGAAGGTATATACCATGTATTTCCTTCTTTTTTAATTGGACTCACTTTTAATACTTCCATATTATAGGTTTTAATTGTTTACATTGGTTTTTGGATTTCTTAGTAAATCCCTCTCAGCACTCTTAGCTATTTTTCTAAGTGTTGACTGCACAGCTAATTCATGGGTGTGTATCCAACTTACATTATCAAATGCTTTGTGTTGTTCAGTTAAATAATACTTATGTGCACTCTCTTCTAAATTAAGGGTGCCATTTTCATATTCATCAAGAAGCTCTGCTAATGTAGGTATCATCCTTTTGCTTTTATTTTGTCTCTGTTTTCTTTCAACCACTTAATCAATGCTATCACTTCTTGTTTTAAATAAGGCACTTCATATTGCACCACCTCTTCTACAATAGGATCACCATGTGAATTTAGTTCTGCAATTGGATTACCAAATTTGTCTTTTCCTGATTCTTTAAATATAATGTGATGTAACACCATTTTACCAGGAGAATATAAATGATTGTGTTTAAGAATAATGTACATATACATGCTTAATTGCAGTGCATAGTGTATAAAATTACAATCATCTAAATGACTTACAGGACTGCTCATCTTTTGCACCTTACCATCCCAGCTAGTGAATCCTTCTGTTTTAATTTCTTTATTAGTTTTGTAGTCGGTGATATTCACTTTACCTCTAACCACTTCCACTAAGTCTGACTGACCACAAAGTCCAGCTGATTTCAAATAAACCATATGTTCTGGATAGATGCCCTCAGTGAGCTTTTGATCTGGTGCTTGTTTAGATCCATCTGTATTTATTAATGGAGTGAACACTGGTATAGCAACACCTTCTCTATCTAATGTTTCTAATTGGCATATATCTTCTTCACGTTGATTATGATACCAAGTTCCTAATGTTGTTGCTCTATTTGCTTCATTTTTCCATGCCTCTTTAATTTCATCAGGAGTCATTCCAAACCATTTAGATTTTTTAGACTTTGACACTTTAGAAGCTACAGAGTCTGCATCAAACGGTTGTTTAAAATTACCTATAAAACTTGTGACACTCAACCATTTTATATCTGATTCAGGATCAAGGGAAACATATTCATGTTTCTCTGGTTTAAATACTATTGCCATAACTATTGGTTTTTGCTATTAAAATCATCTTCTTCCTTTTCTGTAAGCATCTTGTTCCATTTAGGAACAGGTAGAGGACATTCTGAACTTAAGCTTCTTGTTTTTAGTTTTAAGCTACATCCACATCCCCCTAATTTCTTGTTACAGCAAGGCTGGGTGCCGGGCATTTCACAGCCTGCTCCAGTTATATCATAAAATGTGCATCTTTTACAGATTTCCATTCTATCATTTGCTATTATTTCTACATGCTCTGTTTTGAACATGTTATTTTTTATGCCTTCCAAGATCTGGGATCGGGAGTTCCATATCTTTTTTATTGAGCTTGGTTTCATGTATAAATCTTTTGTGTGTTTTTATAAATTCTTTTCTTTGTTGTTCCTCAGCCATCATCCCTTTCAACATCTCCATCTTTTTAATATACTCATCTAGATGCTCTTGCTCAGGATATTTTATCTTAGTCTTTTGCAACATATCTATTGTATTGTCCAGCTTCCAATGTTTGATGGTAAAATCCCCAAGATTGGTTACATGCACACGGTCTTGCTTTAAATCAGAAAGAGATTCTCTCACCTCTCTCCAATATTCCTGTGCAATAGTGGTTACAACAGACACAGGGAGGTTAAGCTCCATGGCTGTGCTAACTAATAGCTCCTTAGATTTAATTGGCCTCAACACTTAATATCTTGTAATTTAAAAGTATATTACCTGTAGACAATACAGGAATATTGTTAAGAGATATTTTCTTTCTATTGATGCCGTCTTTTGTCACTAGGTTCATTTTCTCTAATTTAGCCAAAGCATTTCTTACAGACTGAGGGCTTTTGAATATGTTCTTTTCAAAAGCTTTTACACAGAATGTAGAGATCTCAGACTCCTGCTCTATTCCTAATAATGTAAGACATTCAATTTCTGCCGGAGATAATTGTACATCATTTAAAAAACAATGTGTTAGGATTTGAAACTTAACACAGTTCCAATTACTCACTAATGCTTTTTTTTCTATTTGATTTACTTTTGCCATTTGGTTTTGGTTTTATTACACTCATTGATTCTAGGAGTGTTACTAGTTGATGGTTCTCAATCCACCAAACTTTATCCATTTTTTTAAAACTCTCTGATACATAATAAGGAGTGATGCCTTCTGTAGGAATTCTCATATGTCCTTTTACATACATCTCATGGAGTTCTGTTAATGTAAATATCTTTCTGTAAGTTAAAGAATGCATCCAGCATCCCATTCTATATAATATAGAAGCTATGCGGCCTTGCTCATTGAAATACAAGGCCCATATGCATAGTCTATCTCCAATTATTCTTAATAGAGAATACATCTTATTTTTTTAGTTTTCTTTTTGGAGATGGTACGGATACTGTGTCACCGGCTTTGTAGCCTTGTTCTTTAATTGAAGGATTTTCCTCAATGTCTTTTTCCGTTATAGTGTAAGGCACCATTTCTTGACCTTCCTCTTCAGGAGCTAAAGATAATTGAGACATTCTGTAAAGAGCCTGCATTTCTCTAGCCTTCAACTCTGTAAGAGCTGTGTTTAATTCTGCTAGTTGCACTTGTACAGTTTTGAATTCTATTTGCTCTTTCATCCAAGACAACATCTCTTCTCTAGATGGTTGAGCTTGCTCTTCTTGTGGAGCTTCTGGGATTTGGTTTTCTTCTGTCATGTTTGTGTGGTTTATATTAAAAATATACTTAAAAAGTTTAAACTTTACAAATTTAACTATATTAACTAACAGTGTCCAAATATTCTTATCCACTAATTATTAACACAAACACAAAAAAGTCCTTATTAAAAGGACTGTAATATAAGAGAGGAATTGCTTAGTCTTCACATAAGCATGTGCTGCCCTCACACACTGGGCATGTTAGCTTTAAGCCGTTGATTTTCTTGTTCATAAAAAAAAGGGAATTTTGTACGTTCTGTACAATAATAATATACTAAATCTTTGGCTCATCACCAAGTGGAATGTATTGAGTTTCAAACTTATGTCTCATAACTGGGTAGGTGCCGTAAACAGAGTCCTTACATATATAATCATCAATAAATGCTAAGAGGGTGCCGTTTTGTGTCTTCACCATAATAATATTTAATGAATCATGGGGAGAGACATGATCTCCTCCCCATTTTTCAATATCCCTTAAATTACTCTTAGTGTATTGTATTGCTTCTACAACGTCTCCGTTTTCTAGATGCTTATACTTTCCTACCATACAATAGCAATATCATGTTCTCCCACCATCATTTTTGGGCTGCCGTCAATATCAATCCTCTCAGCATTCTCTAGAGAAGAAATAGTGAGATAGACAGAATCTCCCACTTGGACAGACTCAACATTTTCTCCTACAGCAAACACTGTAAGCTTTTGCCATTTCTTATACTCAGCCTTTAATAGATCCTCTTGATCTTTCTCAGAAAGCTGTATTACGGATTCCTTTTTCTCAGGAACATTCAATAGAATTCTTCTACCTTTTAATTTCATGTGTATTAGTTTGTGTCATACCACTTCCAGCTCAATAAGACCTTAGTGAATAGACGGTGAATAAAATGCGGCTTGGTTTTAAAATAAATACATAATGCCTTATCCCCTATAGAATAATACCCAACATACTTAGGATAGATGAAAGGGCTGGCACCGCCTTCAATCTTAACATTAGTTCCATACACCTGATCACCACCGTATATAGGCTGTTGATCATAGGAAGGATTGATATCAGTATTCATAATAATATATTTCTGCAAATATAATATCCCCCCGGGCTGTTTCCAAATCAACTTACCCCCACCTTATCCACATATTAAGACACCCCCTTCCGGTGGGGAAAACTTGGATGATGGAGATAGTGGTGGGTACTTCTCTAAATCAACCCCAACGCAAATCCGGTATGTGTGATCCCCCGTGGTTCTCATATACCGTAATATTTTTTTCACATATTAAATCTTTTTCTTATGAAACTGAAAGTAACCTTGATGGCTAACAAACAAATGCGTGGTGGTAATTCCATTTTAACTTTAAGAGTAGACGGTTCTACTGTTAAAGATTCTTTGGGAACAACTACGGGACTTGGTAAAACTTACTACCGTTATGTTGACGGTTTAAGTCCTGCTGCTGTGGGTAGCAAGCACGAAATTGAACTTGATTCTTTTGACCAAGTGGTAAGACCTTTGGAAATCACTGACAAAGAAACAGGTGAAATCCGTACTGTGGAGCTTACAATGCTTTATCCTAAACGTGGTTAGCCATAACACCCTGTGTATATATAATGTATGCACAGGGTTTTCTTTTACACTCCCTTGATTGTCAGTGTAACTTTTCACTGATTGTCAGTGTAACTCCTTGATTGTGTGGGAGTTAGAGTGTGGGTGGGAATAGCTCCCACAATTCTCCACATTTTCACACAAGCCATTAAAAACCCAGAGTGCCTGCGGACTAAATGGCTATAATAACATATTGTTAAATTCTCACAATGGTAAAACTTATACTGACATATGAGTTCACATCCTTACACTGAATGTAAAGGTTCTTGGTTCCATGCTAGTGGCTTGCATGTAAAATATTAAGACAGCTATATGATAAGATATTTTCTCTCTCACTAATTAAACCCATATTATATGTCACAAGAAATCAAATTAGTAGGTATGATGCACATACCTGGAGTTAATGATGAAGCATATGCTGCATATATTAACAACCTACCTATTGTAGAGAGTAATAACTTATGGTACACTCTTCCTTAAAGTTTGTTATTTCTCTTATAGATAATTCTCATAACGGGGGCTTAGGCTCCCACAATTTAATGCACCATTTCAGTTTCCCAAGGGCTGACAGATGAGTTGAGGATCAAATGACTACCTACCTCACATTTGAGTGCAGAGGGAATAACATATTAAAATTATTTACATTATGAAATTATCAGATTTAATCTTCAACAAGTGTGTAGACTTGTTAGAATGTACAGCAAAGAAACTCAGAATGACATACAATCAAATAAATGTATTAGTCTTCTGTATTATATGGCCAATAGTAACACTGCTACTATTATATTATTATGTCACCAACTAAACTAAACACATATGAAAACTTTAACTCTTACATTTACATTCTTATTTGTACACATGCTTTTATTCACAGCATTGTCTGCTATTGGTTCTATCTTCTCAGGAAGTTTCACCAACATAATAACCAATGGTAATTGGTTCTTTATTTATAGCATATTATTCTGTTGTATACCAATTGCTGTAACAGCAGAAGTACATGACATATTAGAAAAAAAACAAAAGTATTATTAAACTTATTTCCCGTAAAAGATTCTGCTCTTTGAAATCTTATTGGGGTGGATGTTGATGTCCCAACCAAAATTATCTTCAAGGACGGTCTGTGGAAATATTGTTTCCCATAATGGTCCATGCTCTCCTTTTATTGCACGTGCAAAATGCTAATAAATAAGACGTGGACCTGGGGAAAGATCTAGAGCTTCAACCTGCTCAACGGTGGGGAAGGGTAACCAAGCCTTCCAAATTAACAGTAGAAACTCATAGTCTTCTAAGTTTCTTGACAAATACATACACAATGTAATTGAGAGGATTTAACGGAAGATTAATTCTGATGCACAGTATAGGGCATGGCCAGTCGGCTAGAAGTGCTTAGTTGGCCAACACAGAATTAATAATTGTGTTGTTCCCTTGAGAAAGGAAACGTAAGAAAGTAGGGAGAAATCCCGTCTTTACAACACAGAGGTTCTCAATCTCAAGTCAGGTGGCGGGATTGGTAGCCGCATTGATGGGCAGTAAATCCATTAAAACTTGCAGGTTCGAGTCCTGCCCTGACTGCACTGACTGTGATGTTGGTTGTGTGAGTAACATAACTAAACAGTATGACAGCTTGGAAAGACAAGCAACATAGTCAGGTGGCAAATGGTGTCACAGCTGCTTCGGGGGCTGTATAACACTCCCTGTAATGGGGAGTACAGGTTCGAATCCTGTCCTGACTACTATTATTCATTAACAATTAAACAAAAACACATTAAACATGAAAAAATTAATCTATTTCATTTGGCTTGCTCTTGTAGCATCTTTCTCATTCATTTGGTCATTCTGTGTAGAACAAGGTAATATAGGAGATGTATTAGTTCTCCTTATTTCTCTACTTACATTGGTTATAACCATAGCATATGGACAATTCACTAACCTTGAAAAGGAATAAGAAATGACTAAATATCTACTAATCCAATGGCCTGAATCTGATAAAGTGTTAGAAATAGCACGGCAGCAAGGCTGGCAGGAAGAATGTTTCCTTGCCGTTGGCTTGACAGAAAACCAAGACAAGTTCTTAGGTGATCAAGCCTATTTTGTCCCTGTAGGACGATATTCAAATATTGTAAACCAATAAAAACCAATCTCTTATGAGAATTAGAAATCTGAAATTCAGAACCTATCAGCAATTTGTAAGCTGGTATAGCACCATTGTCAAAAGATTCAATGACATTAAAGTGGTGTTCTTAAAGAAATCATTTGACGCATTATATGTGTCATTAAGCTATTAACAGTATTGTTTAATGGTGAATAAGGACTTGGACCGGTTGGACTTCACACAACTAGCAGTTTATGGTAATCTCCAAACCATATTTTTTATTCACCCAAAAAATTAAATGACATGCAATCATGCTGGCAAGTATCAGGTAATCAATATAAACCTGATGAAAAAAGTTCACAAATTGATATATTACCTCCTGGTATATATACAATACAAAATCACCCTATGTTAGGACTCTATCTAACTAAAACAGGGGAAGACTTTAAATTCAACCATAAAATATATGGGGTTGAAAAAGATTTTATAAACCGAGTGACTAAATCATACAGTGTTATGACTGATAACATG